ATATCTAAAAGTAGCGCCGTGTGACCATATAGCTTGGCTTGTAGCGCCGCAATAAACCCCTTTTAGGGTAGCGCATGGGCGAGATATATAGTAGCCCTAACCGCCATTATTAGCGTTTACAGTATGTAGATACTTAATTATATTAATACCATTTATTACATAGTATGTAGTTACTATATAATATATATAGTATGTAGATACCATACTATGTAGATACCATATTATGTAGACATTTATAGTTAACTACATAACATAATTACTTTTATAACATAGTATCTACATACATATATATTATTGTGGATAACGTGTTGATAAAAAAATAGTCACCTATATAAATCAATGACTTAGGTAGGGTTGGCACGATTCTATTATGCTATATATATGAGAGCATAGATAATCTATGTAATCATTCCTAATCATACAAAGGGGTTTATATGACACTAAAAGAAAAGAAGCTATTAGCGCTTGTATACATGGATGTTTACAAAGCCGTTAAGGGTAGGCGCATCAAAGTAGTTGCGCGTGACGGCTGGTTTGGCGTTAGCTATCCGGATAGTGACGAAAAAGTAGAGTATGCAGTTTACGTCCAAGAGCTAATGATTAAGCTCAATTTGTTGACCTCTCAGCTACACCAAGGGGTAGATACCGCCGTTGTGTAAAAAGCAGCTTGTAGGGCGCTTACAAGCGCTCTATGAGGTACTTTGTACCGTTCCTAACAATCAAAGGGGTTTTTATGTTTTATTCAACGGGTTATCTTTGTGCATTAGCTCTAATGCTTGTCGCTGTAGCGGCTTTGTTTAATGGCGCTATTAGTATTTATGAATTTATAGCTTGCATTTTATTTGGTACAGCCGCCGGTGTTTACTTTGTTTACCGTGAAATGAAGGGAGAATAATTTATGTCTACCGTATATCAGGAAGTAACCGATAGCATCATTAAACAACTAGAAAACGGCGCTACGCCATGGATAAAACCTTGGACTACCGATAGTACCGCCGATAAGAATTTCCTCTCTCAAGCGCCATATAAGGGCATTAATCGGCTTATGTTAGGGCTATCTAGCATGGTGCATGGTTTTGGTTGTCCAGTATGGGCTAGCTTTAAACAATGGCAAACCGTAGGCGCTACCGTTAGAAAAGGTGAGCATGGCACTAAAATTGTCTTTTACTCTCCCGTTAAAAAAGAGAATAAAGCTACCGGTGACGTTGAAAACTATAACCTACTAAAAACCTACTATGTATTTAATGCTAGTCAGGTAGACGGTGTAACTATCCAAGCGCCTAGCGTACCGGATAAACCTTTTAACGCCGTAGAGCAAGCAGAAGAGCGTATTAGGTTAACCGGCGCGGTAATCACTCACGGCGGCGATAGTGCGTTTTATGCCCCTAGCGTTGATAAAATCAACTTACCGCATAAAAGCAGCTTTTTAAATGAATCTAACTACTACGCTACCGTATTCCATGAGCTAACACATTGGACGGGCGCGGAGATAAGGTGTAACCGTAACCTAAAAGGGCGCTATGGCAACCCTTTATATGCGTTTGAGGAACTAGTTGCGGAAATGGGCGCGGCGTTTTTATGTCAGGACTACCGCATAGCCGGAGAGCTACGCCATGCCGGATATATACAGTCATGGTTAAAAGTCTTAAAAGAAGATAGCCGCGCCATTTTTAAAGCGGCGGCGCTTGCACAAAAGGCGGTAGACCATATAAACGGTTTAAACGCCGTAAACGCCGATACCGTAGAGCTACCTATCGCCGCGTAAAACGTAGCGTGTAGGGCGCTTTAAACGTGTCCTATGCGGTACTTTGTACCAATTCCTAAACTATCACAAAGGGGTAAGCCATGATTAAACACTTTAACGTAACCGTATACAAACACAATCTTGAATTGATTGTCGATTTAGAGCGAGAACATTGGTACGTTTTATTTCCTAAATACAGTCAGTATGCAAGCGGCGCTATCGGTCACGGTAGCTTTGAGCGTAACCATAATTTTTTAGTCATTGGTACGCGAGAGTATGAGCTAGTAATTGATTGTGATGATGACCGCACCAAATGGGATAGCTGGTCAATATTTGACGTTAAAAAGCAAGATTACCTAGAAGTTAGCGGAAAACTCTAAGGGGTATGCCATGCGAGAGTTACAAGCTCGTTATGAGCTATTCCTACACGCGCGCCTATACGCAAGCGCTCAAGTCATTTATCTACAAATTGAAAGGGTTAAACAATGCACAAAATAGACCACGCCGCCATTCTATTCGCCTACCTCTCGCGCCTTACAAGCGCCGATATAAAGAACATATCAGAGCGTGAAACCCTTTGGGCTAACGCCGCGCTAAACGGTAACGCAAAGGCGCAAATAGACTGTCGCGCCGGTATGTATGCCGCCGTAGCTAACGCCGTGAATAACCTAATAAAGCATGACGTTGAACTGATTGAACACCATATAAAGCGTAGCACCTAGCGCCTAGCGTGTAGCGCCTACCAAATGGGCGCTATGCGGTACGCACTTGCCTACCATTTCCTAACCCTTGGAGAATATATGTCCACAATCACAATCACTCTAAAAACCAATGATGCGTTTTACCGTTTAGGTCCTGACGGTTTTTGCCATGAGCTACCCGATATATTGGAATCATTAGCCCAATATATAAAAGATGAAAACGCTTTCCCTGACGCAATCAACGACTCTAACGGTTGCACCGTTGGCAGCATTATTGAAACCGCATAGGATAAAACACCATGCAAAGCCGATACATTTTTGACAAGGTTAATCAAGATATAACCGCCGCTATCGCCCGACAAGTAGACCGCGATTCCCCTATACGCGCATACACGCCGACTAATGATGACTTGGTTTGCGCCATAATCTTTGTAGTGTCAGTAGCCCTGTTAATCTTTTTTATAAGGTAAACCATGCTGAAGCCATTACTAATCCCGATTCCCCCCACGCGCACCCCTACGCGCCCTACGCGCTTACTCGCGCAAGGGTTTGACTATGTACCCGCCTCACGCACCGACATCACCCAAACATGGCGGCGCTTTGGCTGGACTCCAACGGTGAAACCCAATGACCCTAGCTGATGCCCATAAGCTGCTAGACCGTGTACGCGAGGGGCATAACGCCCCCGTGTACCTTATAACCCTTGCATTGATTATGACTGGAGACATACGCCATGCGTGACCAAACCGATTGTCATTACCCCCATACGCGCCTATGTCTACAAGACTGTGAAGATGGTTGCCGCGCCCGTAAGACTGTATGGCGTAAGCGCACCATACGCGAGCTGCAAGACCAAGAGCTAGAGGACGAAGCGTTTAGGAAGATTCCCCAATTTACTTATGAATGTAAGCACCTTGGGGTTTGTATGGATAGACCTAGCCATTGCCTAGATTGCCCGTCAAATAATGCCTGAGATACTCTTCGTTGCGTTTATTGCGTTTATGATTTTCTTGGTACTTGTTGACAAATAAAAATTAAGTCTGATATGATTCGCACCGTTGCCGTCGTAAGCAATATCTTGAAGCCATTTAAGCCAGCATCCCTCCCCATTTCTATGGGGTTACGACAGGGGTTCTGGGTTAAGTGGCTTTTTTATTGTTTACGCGCAGCCGTACCCCTCACGATAGCAAAGCACCTACATGGGTGGCGAGGAAGAGAACATAGGGCAGCGCATCACCCCGTTGACAACCCTAGAGAACTGTGTGCGAGGTATCTCAGAAGATATGGGGACATGGTGAGACAAGACCCATATCGAATGAATCGCATCCCTATGGGGAAGCTAGTGCATACGCATGGGCTTGGGGGAGATGCTTCTCACCCTTGGGGAAACTATGTCTAAACATAATGTAACTATCGATAAGGAGAAACCGATTAATAAATACAATGACTAATCATCATAAGCGTGATACATTACTTACTCATTCCTAACTATCCGAAAGGGGAAACATGAAACCACTCATTTGTGCTGATTGCAAGTGGCACATTCCATCTAAACAAAGCTCAACCGTAGCTAACTACGACCGTTGCAAAGCCTCAGAGGTTATCAACCTCGTTACTGGGGAAGCTAAACATACCTACTGTGAATCCATGCGCGTTGCCAATGGTGACTGTGGCATGGATGCTAAGTTGTTTGAGTTAAACCAAGCTGAAGAGGAAACACCAAATGGCAACTAAGCTACAAAGTAATCTAGTCACCAAGCTACAAGAGATTAGACAACTCAAAGACACCATCCAAGACTTGAATGAGCAGCTTCAAGAAGTCAAAGACGAATCCAATAACCTAGAGCTAGCCTTAAAGAAGTGCATCTACTCTAAGGCAGAGCTGAATGACCAAATAGAGCAGCTCAAGGATGACCTGAACAAGTATTCAGAGCTGTATTACTCAACCAAGATTGTGGCTCAAGCACTCGGTTTAGCAGTTTATTACTTAACAAAGGAAAAACAACATGGCTAATGATAGAAACGACTTTGCGCCAGAGATACGCAATAGCGCTTGGTGGTCAGGCGATAGCCGAAAGGCAGCCAATGGTCATGGCAATGATGCAGTCTTAGAAAAACTAGGGGTCAAGGAAAGAGAAGACATTAGCCACATTGAAGCAGTCCAAATGGGTCATGTTATGCAGCCCATCATTGGCAGACTTGCTCAAGACAAACTAGGCATGGAATTGAAGGAAGCTGACTATGCGCTCACTCACCCGAAAGAGACTTGGATGCGTTCCCATTTCGACTTCATCTCGGCTGACGGGCAAACGCTTGTGGAAGTCAAAAACTACAACGCTGCTGTACGCAACAAGTTCGATAGTGAAGCCCAAATCATCCCTACGGCTGATATGGCGCAACTCATCCATGAAGCGGCTTGCCACAATATCAACGACATTGTGCTGGCTGTTTTATTTGGGGGACAAAACTTTGAAGTGTTTAAGTTCACCATTGAAGAAGCACAGAAAGAGCAGCTCATCAAGGATATGGCGAAGTTCTGGGGACACGTTGCGTCTAAGCAGTTGCCTGAACCTGAGACAACCGAGCAAGCAAAGCTAATCTATTCTGTATCCGCACCTACATCCATCACCGCGCCACAGTCCCTAGAGCAGATGGTGCAAGCCTTGCAATACACCAAGACTGAACTCAAGAAGTGGGAGAAGGAAGAAGAGAAACTTCAGGTGGAAATACAGAAATTTATGGGGGTCAATAGCGAATTGGTAACCCTAGACGGGCGAGTTCTGGTCACTTGGAAATCATCTAAGGGCAGCATGAAGTTTGACTCTAAGTTGTTTGAGCAGTCTATGCCAGACATTCACAAGTCTTATGTTCGGGAGTTTGCCGGTAGCCGTAGATTCTTAGTGAAAGGGTAATCATGTTGCTATTCAAAACAAAACGATTAGAGCGCCTAGAGCAAGAAGTTGTCATGCTTGAAGACTTGTTTGCTCAAGCGCTACAACGCATAGACAAGCTAGAACAGGCTCGGTGGGGTCTGAGGGTTGACGGCACACCAAAATCAAAGCCCGGAAGGAAAGCTAAAGATGAACGCATTTCCTAGTGGACACGACCCTAAGACGGGTACTGCTGACAAAGGCATGAAGCTCAGAGATTACTTTGCGACTCAGGCTTTGCAAGGGATGCTTGCAGAACCATCACTCAAAGCAACGCCTGAAGAGTTTGCTCAGAGGGCTTACATGATTGCAGATGCAATGCTGCAAGCAAGAGACTTATAAACACTATTCCTAACTCGGAGAAAAACACATGAGTAATATCATCCCTGTATCAGACATGACAGTCATGGCTGACAGTATCGTAAAAAGCGGCTTCTACGGTTTTAAAACCAAAGAGCAAGTCATGGCTGTAATGCTTGTAGCCCAAGCAGAAAACAAGCACCCTGCCTCTGTCGTGCAAGAGTACGACATCATTCAAGGCAAGCCAGCCCTGAAGTCTCAAGCTATCCTAGCCCGTTTCCAACTCTCTGGTGGCTCTGTCCAATGGGATGTAGTCACGCCCAAGGCAGTCAAGGGAACATTCAAGCACCCACAAGGCGGTACTCTTACCGTTGAATGGACTATTGAAATGGCAAAGCAAGCCGGTATCTACCGTGACGGTAGTGGCTGGTCTAAGTACCCTGAAGATATGCTTAGAGCTAGGGTTATATCTAGAGCCGTGCGCTCTATCTATCCAGCTTGTATCTTGGGACACTACGCTACAGAAGAGGTTATGGACTTTGATAGTCCTATGCCAAAGCACATGGGCGTTGTAGAAGACGTTAAACAGCCCTTAGAGGTCATAGAAGCCTCTACTGGTGACTACCCCATCATTAAGCCTGACGGTGAGATATACGCCCTTTACGGCAATCCAGAGGAATGGATAGAAGCCTATGCTGGTTTGGCAGCTAGAGTCATGCAGTCTAAAACAATAACTGATGAACAGCGCACCGAGAAGATTGCTGCCCTAGCACAGGCTAATCACGATATAACTGAGAAGTTCTCTAGCTTTGAGAGAATCAAGATTAGAGGTGAGTTAGCCAAGGTGGGAGTAAACCTAAACCCAAAGTCACCAGCGTCCCAGTTCGTAGCCGACATGGAACACAACGACAAAATATTCTGAACCATTTGCAGAACATAGGCTCACTAACTCCAATGGACGCATTACAAAACTATGGCTCATTCAGGCTTGCAGCCCATATCGAATATCTTAGGAAGCAAGGACACCCAATCCTTACAACTATGGTTAAAGAAAATGGGCGCGAGTATGCCCGATATATCTACCGTTGAAAGGAAAATCATGGAAAACCAAAAGAAACCCCCGTTTGTTCCGCAAGAGATGAAAGGACGAATGACAAAGAACACCTACAAAAAACAGGGTTCTTCTGAGCCAGACTGGAAAGGCACATTCATGTACGAAGGTCAAATCATTACCTTTGGTGCATGGGAGAACGATGCTGGCTTTGGCATCTACTACAACATCAAGCTCAACGACCCTAACTGGAACAAACAACAGCAGCAGTACCCTAAAGAGGTAACTGACAAACCGGCTAAGTCTTATCCAAAAGATAGTGACGTGCCATTTTGACGGCTAGCTTCTCTCTCCCATTTCCCCCAAGCGTTAACACCTATTACCGCAACTTTCGCGGTCACATGGTGATGAGCGCCAAGGGAAGGGAGTTTAGAGAAGCTGTCCAAGTCTTTGTAATTGAAAACAACATTCCTAAGTTTGGGGACAAAAAATTGAAACTAACACTAATTCTGCGTCCTAGAGACAAAAGAAAAATAGACATCGACAACCGTATCAAAGCGGTACTTGATGCACTAGAACACGCTGGAGTGTTTGACAACGACTTCCAAGTTGACCACATTGAGATGATTCGAGGAGAGCAAATCAAAGGTGGGCTGCTTCATGTAGTCATAGAAGAGATGACCCCCCGACATCCCGAAGTCGAGTCCCACGAGGACAGTTAGGAACGTGACGGGGCAGCGTTTCGGGTAGCCCCACTTATTAAACCAACAGGACAAACATGGAAACAATCGACATCCCATCAATCGGCACAGTAGAAATACCGCCAGAGAAAAACCACATCTTTGTAGCGACACCAATGTACGGTGGTCAATGCTTTGGCTTTTTTACCCAAGGCTGCCTACAGCTTCAAAAGCTAGCGTTCAACAACAACATAGACGTAACCTTTTCTTTTCTTTTTAATGAGTCTCTCATTCAGCGAGGACGCAATCTCTTGGCTCATGCCTTTCTAAAGACCAAATGCACTCACATGATGTTTATTGATTCAGACATTAAATTCATTCCAGAACACATCTTGCCAATGATTTCTGCTGACAAGGACATCATCTGCGGAATCTATCCCAAGAAGGAAATCAATTGGAAAACAGTACGCACCGCTATGGACGCTGGTGTACCTGATGACCAGCTAAAACACCATACAGGCAACTTTGTTGTGAACCTTGTGAATTACGAGGAAACAGTCACAGTTCCAATTGGTGAGCCTCTAGAGATATGGAATGGCGGCACAGGCTTTATGCTCATCAAGCGCGAGGTCTATGAAGGTCTAGTAGGGAAACTACCTACATACCTCAACAATGTTATGGACATCCAGAATCCTCAGAACGGGGAAAAAGTCAATGAGTTCTTTGCTACTTGCATAGAAGAGCAATCAGGACTCTTACTCTCTGAGGACTATTACTTCTGTAAGAGGGCTAGAGAGCATGGCTTTAAAGTTTGGGCAGCGCCTTGGGTAGACCTAGCCCATGTAGGCACATACGCCTTTGAAGGTCAGCTTCTCAAGACACCGTAAAAATATAAGTCATGGGCAATTTCGTTAACACCAAACTGGTACTCAACGAACTTGCTCATGTCGCAGTTGTCCTTAAAGTCTTGCTCTGTAAGGTTGCGGTAGTAGTCTCCGCAGAACGGTGCATCTTGTGGGTTTGTCTTGCGTGTGCCGTGTTCGGCTCTGCCAGTAGTAGCGCAGGAGAAGAAGACCAACCCGCACCCCATCCTCGCCATATTGTTGAATGTCTTAACCCACTCAGGGTTATGCTCAAAGCACTCACAACTAGCCACTACATCAAAGCTGTTATCAGGGAAGACCAGTTCTTCACCTTTTGCTACCAAATCAACCCCCGCACCTATGCCAAGGTCAACGCCAAGGTAAGCACAGTTCTTAAAGAATTGCCGTATTGAGCCGTTTAAGTCAAGGCTGCCGACTTCTAGGACTCGTCTGTTAGCAAAGTATTGTGGAAGTTTCTCTCTAACAAAGGAGACAAACTCTAACTGTGCAGGATGACTCAACGACAACCCCAACGCTTACGCGCTGCTTTGCCTCGTTCTCCAGTCCACGACTTACTTCTAGCGCAGAAAGACTTTTGGCGAGGTCCTGACTTAGTTGGGGCTTTGAGTTTGCTGCCAGTAGCTCGGTTGTATTTAGCCCGACCTTTAGCAGTCAAGCCACCACCCGCTTTGACAGATAACTTCTCGCCTCTACCGACAGAGAGATTAGTCTTCTTTGGCATTAGCGTTTGGACTTTCTTTTAGCAGTCTTTGCAGAACGCACAAATGCTTCAACAGTAGGGTAGCCCTTTTGACCGGGCTTCTTAGCGGGAAGACCCGCCTCCCTACGCTTGTTGATGTTGTAGTACAGACCTTTTTTAGCTGGCATGGTATTGCTCCTCTGTTAATATCCCCGTCTTGTATTTTCCTTCAGGCTTGTAGATTGTCAATCCTTGCTGGCGCATCTCAGGCGCAAAGGATATGTGCATCCACCGACCGTATTCGTGAATCATTTGGTCAAACTTGATACCAGCCCCTATAACAAGCTGACATAGCGCGTAAGGAGTGTGAGCAGTAGAAGAGCAGTCAATAGCCCAACCATCCATGTGGCTGGATACCTTAGAACCGCCAACAGCCACGTTGACATCAGGCAAGCGTAGCCAAGAATTAACACGAAGAGCGCCTGTGACATTGCGTACAGCCTCCAGTTGTTGTGCAGCCGACTTCATGTTCTCTAACTGTCTATCGTCTGGCTGATTGCTAATGTGCATCCGAATAGCTGTCTCGCTATACGTTGCCTCGTCAAGACTGAAGTGTTCGCTTAGATTCATTTTTAGCCTTCATATCCATGATTTTCTCTAGCGTTCTACCACCAAAATAAAAAGACATTATTAACATTCCCCATTGACCTAGCAGCTCTACATAGTTGTTATTGACCTCAATATCCCATGCAGACATCATGGCAAAGGTTGTGTAGGTAATTAGGATAAACACTAGGGTCATGGGGCGAATGTTCTTGGACAGCCAAGAGTCGCTACCCATGTCTGCTTTGAGGCGTTCAGTCAACTCATGTTGCTCAGAAACATCGGCATTGAGCTTTGCTAACTCACCGTTTTGTTGCATCTCAAGTAGTTTG